TCACATGCCCTTGAGCCCGAGCTGTCGGGTCTCGACTGCAGCTCGGGCGATCGGCTCGGGCGCGTCGATCTCGACGACTCGAGTGCCGCCCGAGCGCGCAACCCTCACCATGTCGGCCGTACCCGTGCCGCCCGGAAACGCGACGACGAGATCAGGCCTGCTCGCTCGGTACATCCGACGGTTGCGAATACCGCCCGCTGCGAGCCCGTAGCGGCGCCAAGCTGCCCGATAGCGTGAGGTCGGTACGCCTCGAGCCACCGCCCACCGGTAGCCGTCTAGATCGGCTCCAGGCGCCGCACCGTCGACGAGTAGCGTGATGCACTCGAGCGCATGAATGCGGTCGAGCACCTCGAACACGCGGGCTCGTTTGAAGTACGCCCGCCCGCCGCAGACCAACACGATCACGTCAGCGCTCCGACGCACCCGTAGGCGGGTCGCTTGGCGGACGCGTTGGTAGCGGGCCGACGCCCGGTGCGATCTCACTCGGTGTCACTCGAGGCTCGGTCGGCATCGGCGCGGGTCGCTGCGAGATGAGTTTCACGACGTCTGCCGGCGCGAGCTTTTGGATGATCGAGTCGAGGATCGGCGTCGCCGGCTTGAAGCCGAGTTTGCCCCAAAGCCAGAAGCCGACGCCGACGACTGCGAGCGCCGCGATTGGGTGTTCCTTGAGAGCCGTCGCTGCGAGCGCGAAACACGCCGCGATGATGACGACGCAGCCGGCATGAATCAGAAGGGTCGCGGGCTTGGTATCCATCGATCATCTCCAGAGCAGCGCAATCGCTATTGCGAGCAACACGCCGATGAGCATTGCCAGATCGCTACTAAACTCGTCGCGAGCCCGTTGATCGGCTCGTTCTTGCCGTGCGATCTCGTATTGCCTGTCAGTCAACCAACTCACTCGGCAAGTGTAGCCCCGGGGCCACACGCCTAGCGAGCCGCGAACACTTTCTGTCGAAACTCGAGCATCGGAAACGCGGGCCCGGGATCGGTCTTGCGCGCGGGATTGACGTCCTCGTGCCCGACGATTTCCTTGATCGAAGGATAGGCCCGCACGATCGCGATCGCAGCCCTCTCGAGCGTCTCGAGTTGCTCGGGCGAGTAGCGATGCCACGCTCTCTCAGGCCCGCCCGACTTGTGCCGAGCCATCAACACTTCGGCATCGGTGTAAAACACGCTCTTGCCGCCGCGCGTATGCCATCGCCCGGGCAAGCCCGCCTCGAGCCAACCCGCGTTGTCCAACTCGATGCCGATCGAGAAGAGATTCACTTGCGCCTTACCGCGCCACTCGCTCTCGCCCGCATGCCAGGCAACACGATTGAACGCGACGAGCTGCACAGCTTCGCCCGTGCGACCGATGAGCAGGTTTGCCGACTTGCGCTTGAGCTTGACGGGCGGCCCGCCCGGTGTCTTCGGCGGGCCCCATTGCCGAGCATCGCAGAGCGTCGTGATCGCACTCGCGAGCGAGTTACCCGCGGTGTAGTGGATGAGCAGCAACGACGGGCGTACAAGCAAGCCGCCGTGATTCGCGCTCGGCTTCCACCGTGCGAACGTCAGCTTGTGATCGACGATCTCAGGCGGCTTCTCGGGCGCGTTAGTTGGATTCGCCATAGTCAGATCAGCCGCGATAGCCCGGGTCTTCCCAATCGATCATCTCGACCCGCTGGATCGTGATGTCGGTCCCTGCGAGCTTGATGAAGTAGTCCGCGTCCGCGTCATACAAGTGCCCCGCACTCGCGATCGTCCAAATCATTGGACCAGTACCCCCCGGGACCGCAGTGGTACCTGTGAAGATTGTTGCAGTCCCAGCAATGCCGATCTTCTTCATCAGCTTGCACGAAAGAACCGCCCCGCCAAAAACGGTTTGCTGATCTGCATAGACCACAATCGAGCCGAGCTTCGCGTTGCGTGGAAGAACGAGAGGTATGTTTGCCTCGCCGAAATTTCCGACGGCGCCTAGCGACATGCCGTCATCCGAATGCGACAGCTCGATACCTTGTGCAGAGGCGAGGCTGAAAGGCTTCGACCTGAGCTTGATCCCGGTGTAACCGAACTCGCCCGCATTGCCCGCGATGATGTGTCCGCCCGACGTGAGCGCAACCCCTGCACTGATGCTGCCTGCAGGCGCATTGATGCTACCCGCGCTCGAGGTGAGGTTGCCCGTCGCAGCGACACTCGCCGCTGTGAGAGCGCCGCCCGTGCCGATGCTGCCGGCCTGGATCGCACCGAGCACTTCCAATTCGATCCCGCCCGGGCTCGCATCCCACTGATTCCAGCCTGCGAGCGAGGCTTCGCGATGAGCCACGCACAATCGACCGTACTTGAGGATCAGAGCCGTCGAGGGGAATGACGCCGACTGCCTCACCCAAGTTTGCGAGCCGACGTCCCAATGGCAGTTGGAAACGATGGCGTAGGTACCTTGCGTGTCATCGCAGCCGACGTAATGGCGCACATACTGCCCGCCTGCGTTCTTGAACGAGAGGATCTGTCGCCACTTCTCGGCGACACTTGGCGCATCTGGCACCTCGAGCACCGCGCGTGTTGCGTCGTGGTTCTCGAACGTCTGCGTATGCGCGAACGTGTTTTCTTGGTCGCGTCGGGCGAAGTTGGGAAGCGCCGGGGGCTCGTAGTCCTCGAGCGCATCGACTCGCCCATCGAGCGCCGCGATCGCAGCGCTGGTACTCACAAACTGCGAGTTGAAATCAGACGTCATCGTCGCGATCGCCGCGTTGATGAGTGCCTGAAACGCATCGAAGTCCGCATCGACCGCGTCTCGCACGGTGTTGAGCGAATCGAGCATCGCCTGCAGCACGTCAGCGAGCCCGCGCGCCTGGATTGAGATCGGTGCACCCGGGAGGCGGTAGATCGTCTGCGTACGAGAGACGTCGATGTCGACCGCCTGGATCGACGCCTGCCCGTGCACGATGCGCACGTCTGCGATCAGGATCTGATCGCCGCGCAATGGCGCTCGAGGCGAATCGGCGATCGCATCGGCCTCCGAGCCTTGCGCCACGCGCAGCTGAAATCCTGCGACGTCGCGATAGAACACAGTCGCACCGAGATCATCTGTACGAGGGTCGCTTGGCGTCGAGACGAACTTCGCGAAGATCGAGAGCCATCGAGCATTCGGCGGACCGACGACTGCCGTGCTCACGCCGTTCTCGTCTTGCGCGCAGTTGACGACTTGCGTCGAGCCGAACGACAACCGCTGCGCCAGCTGATCGTACAAGATCGCCGGGCCCGAGACGTCGACCGTCATGTTTGCAGGCTCGTGTCGAGTCACGACCGCGCCTGCAGCAATGCCGAAGAATCCAAAGTCTTGAATGAACCGTTCGATCCCCCCGGTCAGCTCGGTGAAGATCTCGTTCAGCTCGGTGTCCGTGATGACTTGGCCGAAATACGTGTGGAACTTGTTCATTTCTTGCCTTGGGATCTCACGAGCACTATGACCGCCGCCTGTTCAGGGAACCAACATCGGGGCACCGTCGAAGAATGAAGACAGCACTGCAGATCGTCGCCGCGCTAGCGGCTCTCGCGCTCGCCGTGTGGCTCTGGATCTACTTCGGCCCGCCCTCGAATCACCTCTTCATCGGCAACGATCTCGAGTTTCGGCAGATCCTCGGCCGCGAGTGATCTGCGCGTCAGAGATAGAGCCCCGCGTGATCGTCTTGCTGCCGATAGTAGTCGGCGGACATGTGCCGATTGATGGCATCTGGCAAGTCGCCCTTGCCCGCGAATCGGAAGCCAACCCAGACCGATTGATTCTCGAGCGCGCCTGCGAAGTCGACCTGCCCGAGATAATGCGTGGTTGCAGCGTCGCGCACTGCGAACATCCACTTTCCAGTCGGAGACTTGATCAGCATGACTTCGTGCTCTGAAGTCGGCGTCGACAACCAGGATGCCGCGGTTTGCGTGACACCTCCTGAGTGGTACCGGGCCGACAACAAGCCGGACGCCCATCCCATACGCACGCCAGCGGCATCGAAGCTCGGTGCGTTCGCTCCGTTGTCGCATGCGACGCACAATTCGACGTCGCCCGCGTATGCCGTCGGCGCCGATGCCCACGATCCGAACATGGTGGCGAGTCGCGCGCGGAACACGTGCCGCGGCAACAACGTCATTTTGAAACCGTAGAAGCGAAACAACCCATCGTTCGAGGTCTGCATGTGCAGCCACGAACGTTTCCCGTTTGCGATGAGCCGTGTCTGCGCGCCCGTGAGGTCTGTCGTCAAGTCAGCGGGCGGCGTCGTAACGAGCGTGCCCGCTGTACCTACGCCGACGCCTGTCGAGCTGAGATTGAACAGGGTCCAAGGCGGCAAGACAGGGCTGTCGAACTCTTGGTTGTTCGCATGCGCGACTGCCGGCCTTGCCCAAAACTCAGACACCGGCGTGATGACAGCGAGCGCTGCGGCAAGCGCCGCGGTCGCCGCGACCATCGCATCGGTCGCCGCTAGATGTGCTGCCGCGGCAGCGGCAGCGGCATTCATTGCAGTCGTGTACGCGACGTCCGCGCCTGCACTCGCGTCGCTAGCAGCCGTTGCCGCTTCGCCAGCGGCCGTCATTGCCTCGCCAGCGGCAGTCATTGCCTCGCCAGCGGCGACCGATGCTGCTTCTGCAGCGCTGCCAGCGGCTTCAATCTCATTGAGCACGAGAGGGCTGACGCCATACGCCCCGTCATAGACGAGTGTCGGATTGAGCCGCGTCGAGAGGGGTGCGTTATCAGGCATTGCGACCTCAACCATCCAACAGGAAAGAGACACCGTCCGCGTCGTCGAGAAGTGCCGAGCCGTCATCGTACAGGAGCGCGCCGATCGGCACGTCGCTCGGCACAAAGGCAGAGATCGCCGCGTAGCCGAGCGACGTGATCCCGAGAGTCCAATACTCGGGCGGGATCACCACCGGCGATCCATCGCGCACCCCGACGAGGTGTTCCGCTGCGCCCTTCATGTACGTCGCGATCGTGTGAATCCGAGCCCGTTGATCCGCCGTCAGAATCTGCTCGGTACGCACGCGAAACGAGTACGTCGCTCGGCTGCCCGCGCCGATGATGATCGGGTTAGGTGCTGCGACATTCATCTCCGACGAAAGTCGATCGTAACCGAGGCGCCAGCCAACGCCGTTGAAGGTCTCGATCGTGACCTCGATGCCGAGGAAAAATCGCACGACATCGCGAATACCCTTTTGCGTGCCCTTGAGCTGATAAATGCGGACGAGCAGCTTGGCGAGCTTGCGCTTGTCCGTGACATCCAACTCGAAGGCAAACGGGTTGCCGAGGTCCTCGAGCATCGCGTCGAGAAACGACTCGGGTGCGAGATCCGGATCGAGGATCTCGGCCCATCTGTCGATCGCGTAGAGCAGCACGTTGACGCTGTCTTGCAGGCAACCGAGGAACAACCGCAGATCGCCAGACGAGTCCGCCGCGAGCGTGTATGCCGGAACAAAATCGTGGAGCAGAAAGCGTCGACCCGCGGGCCATGGCGGCAGAAAGCCGACGAACTCGAACACGTTGTTCGGCGGCGTAATCCGGTTGCCGAACTCGTCGCCGACTTCACTCACGACGAGCATGTAGCCGGCGCCGAATGTCAGCTCGAACGACGTCGTGAGCACCACGCTCGAATCGCTGAGGCGTTCGACGCTCACGACTTGCGGTGTCGCAGCCGGTCGCGTCGAGCGTTCGATCACGTAGCTCGCAGGGTTGAGCGCATCGCTCTCGATCGCAGCGCTCACCATCGACACCGGCTCGCCGAAACTCACGCGCACGCGCATCGCATCGATCGCAAGCGCTTCGATGATCAGCGGCGCGGCGTAGTCGTGCGCGACGAAGCTCCAAGTCACCGGTGCATCGCCCTGCACGGCAACGAGCACGACGACGCGATCGCCGTTCACGTAGTCGATCGGCGGGTACAAGACGAAGTGCCGAACTCCGGGGATCGCACTGTCGCTGTCGCCGTCGTCGTATCCAGTCCAGCCGTGAAGAAACTCGACGCCGTCAAACACGACGCCGCCTGCGACCGAGATCACGAAGTCATTACCGGACGGCGCGACACCTGCGAGCGTGATGTGATCAAACTCGATTGCGCGACGTAGCCCGACCTGCACTTCATCGGGTTGCGGATTGCGATTCGCGATCAGCCGATCGACGCCGACAGACGCCGACTCTACGATCGCGTCGAGCTGTATCGATGGCAGTCTCACGTTGCCTCAAGCTCCAAACGAAACACGATCGTGTTCATCGCCGGGGCGTCGAACACGTTCGCCAGACTCACCCGCATGTCGTCGAGCACGAGCACTCGCTTCGCAGCAAAGAGCGCCCTCGAGAACATCCTCCGATTGTTGAGCCAGACCGAAAAGACCCACGCATGCCCGACGGGCAACTCTTGCGGAGTGACGATGCGAACGTGCGCGCTCAATACTCGCATGCCGGCAGCGTGCACGAAGGTCTGCGAGACCTCATGCGAGTCGCCCGGTGCGACGTTGACGTCCGCAAGCAACGCATGGCCCAGCTCGTAGACGAAACCGCCCGCGACCGCGCCAGCCGCTGCGATGCGACCCTGATGAACACCGAGATCCTTGTCGAAGACGTTCAAACCACCTCGATCAAAGTTGGCGTTCGAGGCTCACGTGATCGAAATAGCAGACGCGATTGGCGGTCTCGAATCGCGCGCCGAATCCGACGCGACCACCGACGAGCGGCGCCGATCCCGTGTTGATGCCGAGCGAGTCATCGACGAAGCCGATCACCGATGGATGAAACGGGCCTTCCATGCCAGGCACGAGCGTCCAGATCGGCGAGTGCACCGGTCGCGTCAGAAGATCTGAGCGATAGACCTGCAGAAGCACATCGCCGTTGCCTTGCGCTACGACGTCGAGTCGCAAGTGTTGCCAAGTGTCTTGCTGCCACGTATCGGTCGAGCGCATCAGGATGTTCGGTTGCGCATCGGGATCGACGGCGGCATCCGGCAGCCCTTGCGCGATCGATCCCTTGCGCAACTCGATGTGAGACGCCGCTTCGTCCGACATGCCGAGGATGTACGCGACATCTGAGACGTCGTCGCCTTCGGCCATCATGAAGAAGAACGGAGCGAAGCCGCTCGCGCCGCCGACAACAGCACGCCGCAACGCGCCCGTGATCCGGCCGCCCTTCGCGGTCGGATTGAAGTCGCTCAATACGCAGTTGAGCCCGACCGTGCCCGCGACATTGGCGATCGAGTGCATGCCGTACACATACGAGCCGCCGCCGTTCGGAGGTGTTGCGCCCGCTGTCGCGCCTCGCTTGACCGTGCTGTCTGTCAGTCCTCCGCTGAGAGGCGACCAATCGAGTGAGGCCATGTGTGTCCCATCTATCCGCGCAGAGGTTTCACAACGAGTCGAGCCAGAACCTACCAGGATCCGCGATCAGGTAGTGCACTCCGGACCCGTAGTCTGTGATCTCAACTTCGTCCGCGTCTGCAGCCGTTCGGATCGTGAGCTTGTCGACGTGCACGCCGAGATCGACGAGGTACGTTTCGGTTTCAGAGATCGGCGAGGGTAGCTCGCCCCGCTCGACCGCGAACGTCACGGCATCGCCCGTCACGAATGCAAACACAGCGGGGAACACAGCTCGTACGCTGTTTTCGTCGGCATCGACCGTCACGAGATGCCGCGCTCGCAGCTCGAAGTGTTCCACCGCAGAGGGCGAAGCCGGGCTCGTGCCGAGACCTGCAGTGCCAAACGCTGCAGCGGCCGTCGGGCCAAGCACGCTCGCCGCTGGAGCCCAATCACTGAAGCTCTCGACCGGTAGCGCTGCGGTCGGTCCGAGCACGAAAGACAGAGTCGCATCGAGGATCTTCCAACCATCCTCGAAGGGCTCGAACGTCTGCGCCGGTGTCGAGAAGACTGCAGCCGAGAGCCCCGTGAGGATCATCGTCTGTTGATCGTCGAGAGGCGACCACCGCGTCTCGAATCGCTCGAGACGCGAGTCGAGATGAAATGCAGCGTCCCCGAAAAGCAGCTCTTGCGGATCGCTCGAGCCCCAACCGTGCTCAAACGTTTCGTAGCCTGCGAACGCGAGGCCGAGGTCGCCGTTGAATTCGGCGGTCTCCTCGAGCGATCCAATCGTGATGCCGAGCCAGCCGTCCGCGATCCCAGAAGGCCCGCCCTCGATCGCGATTTCGTACGAGGGATTCGCGATCACGGCAACGGGATCCCGGTTTTGGCATCGACGAGAGTGACCGTGCCCAAGATTGGAAACTGTTGAGGCAGTACGTCGACATCGTCGTCTTGACCGTTGAGCGTGAAAGCGCTGTAGCCGTCGTCGATCTTTCGAACGCCCGGCGTGTCTCGAACCGCGTTGAAGATGTCGCTCCATGCGAGCGCGCCGTCGAGGTAGAAGCCGAAGTCGATCGACGGGTTGTCGGATCCATCGGGCGCGAGCGTTGCAAAGAATTTCGCGAGCGCCGCTCGAACCGCGGGTCCGACGACGCCCGGCGTTGCGCCTCGAGCGAGATGCACTCGCGCGCTCACGTTGATCGGGAGGTACACCGCGCCGAACACATGCAAGCGAAACGTGATCGAGTTGGGATAGGTCACGGTGCACATGTGAATGACCGCCTCGATCATCGACAACGAGGGTGCGCCGCCGCCTGATGGCACGATGTACAGCTCGCCCTGATTTTCTCGAACGCTCGGCTTCTCGTCGTTGCTCACCATGAGAGCGCGCGCCACGCCCGAGACGCGCAGAGCGTTGATCTCGTAATCCTCTCGGCACACGGTCCGCGTAGGCACCCTCAAGCTTCTAGGAGCGCTTCCCCGGATGCCCTCGACCGTCTGCCGCTCGAGACCGCCCGACGCCTTCTGAGGGTTGGAGACCGTCACGTTGACCGCGTTGCCGAACGTGTCGACGTAGGCCTTGCCCGGTCGCCGGATCGAGTTTTGTTCGACGTTGCCGCGCGAGCCGCCGCCCGTCTTGTAGACGAAGGTGATCGCGCCCGTCGGGATCGACCCGAGAGAGCCGTTGCCGAATCGCACGTGAGCCCGATCGTTTTCGTCGACCGTGACCGTCGCGTGCTTGTTGATCGCCGTCGAGCTAAGCAGGTCCTCGACGAGCGTGTACGGGCCATCGCTTGCCAGAATCGCGAGCGAGCCATCGAGAAAGGGCGAATCGTTGAGCATGTACTCTTGATCCGCTAACTCGGTCGACTGCACGACCTCGTTGCTCGGAGCGCTGTGCTCGACCGTGAGAGTCGCAACAGGCGGATCCGCGCCGGCAGCAATCACGGCACTTGTGATCGCCTGGAACACGATCGCGTCGGCCGCCTCGAGCGTGCGAAACGTATCGCCGATCTCGATCGTCACCGAGCCGACCGGAGGGGCGGCAAGCTGCAGCGTGATGTCGGCCGTTGCCGCGCTCGTACCTCGAGCGCTGAAACCGATGAGCTTGACGAGCCCGAGCATCGAGCGCCGCAACCGCGCCTGCGACCATCGGCTCTCTTTGGCTTGCGAGTCTTGGTAGTAGCCGAGCACGTCGCCTGTGAATGCGAACATCTCGACGAGCAGATTGCCGAAGTTGGCTACCTGCTTTTCGGTCCACTCAGGGAACGCTGAGTCGACCAGATTGAAGAGCCTCGCGCGCAGAGCGTCGAAGTCCTTCGAGGTGTAGTCGAGCGATGGTCGGATCAGACTCAAGATGTGGCCCCGGGGTTACAAACTGCGAGGCTATCCGAGCGCGACCTGCGTCTCCAGTCCGGGCACCAACACACGGCCCGATGGATCGACCGAATCGTAGGCGATGCGGACCGTATGTCGGTCGTCTTGCACGCTCACTTCGATTCGGCGGATCTGCACCCATGGCACCCACCGAGCGAGCGCTTGCGCGATCAGGCTTCGAGACAACTCGGCCAGAGCGGGGCTATTCACGCGCAAGCGCAAGAGGTGCACGAGCGATCCGAACTCAGTTCGCCACGGCAGCTCGCCCTGGGTTGTTCCTGAGCCGCAGATCGTGCCGAGCACGAGCGAGACCGCCGACCGCGTTAGCTCGGCCGAGCTGCCCGCTCTGAAGTCCGATTTGCCGTCGCGCTGAAACGGTACGGTCAACCCTCGGCCCGCGAAGCCGACTGAGATCGCTCGCCCGGTGTCGGCGTGCATGATCACGGGGCTCTCGAGGTCCGGCGTGATCGGGTCCGGTAGGATCTGCCAAGTCGGTGCGCTCATGCGTAGTCCCCTTGCCCGATCGCCGCTCGACCGCGATCGTCGACGGCCCGCACATGCAGTCGAAACGTCGCAGCGGGCCAGCCGCCCGATCGCCGACACACGATGCGAATCCCGGCTGCGATCACGATCGATGCACTGCCGCGCCAGTACAGACCCGAGAAGTGACCACCGCTGTTGCTGTCGTAGATCGTCTCCGTGATGCCAGACCTATAGATGACTCGTGCGACGACAGAGACGAGCGGTCGCTTCGAGGTCACCGTAAAGCCGACCCAATCGAGCCGCGAGATCTGAAGCCCGGCGCTTGGGATCCAGCCGTAGATCAGCGGCCCCGCGCCCTCGTCTTCACCGAGCCCGTACGACTCGGCCCCGTAGCTCGCGAGCCCGTAGCTCATGACTCGGTCTTCTTCGCTGCGAGACGCGCCGCACGATCACGCCGCGCGTCGAGCAAGATTTGCTCGGCCTTCGACGGTGGCAACGGGCCCTGCACTCGCCGCTCTTCTTTCGGTGTCTGCTCGAGGTCTTGGCCCGTGAATAGGATTTTGATCATCCTCGGCACGCGCGAAAACAGGATCTCGCTCACGATCTCTTTCACGTCTGCCTCCGGCACTCTTGCCAATGCGCGGGCCTCAACGCTCGAAGCTGTCGAGCTACCGCGAGCGCCGCGCCGCGCACGGGCTCGGTGAGCACAGATGCGAGCGTCTCGACCGTGACGAGCGCGCACGGCAACACGTCATACCAACGCTCTCGACCGCTCGGATCCTGTTCCCACTGCCCGACCGCGACACTCAGCAATGCATGCTCGAGCCGCGCGGCTTCGATCACGCGATTGACGTTCTCGAACTTCTCCATCACGCGATCGTATTCGGCATCGTCGTCAGGGTAATCGCGATCGGCTTTCGCTGCAGCGATCGAAAAAATCTTCGCCGCTTCTTCGTCGACGAGCACGAGCATGTCGCGCATCGAGTCGCTCGCGTTCTGCGCATGCGACAGCGGTGTGAGTCCCGCTGTCGCGCAACCTGCGATCGCCATAGTCAACAATGTTGCGAGTGCTCTCATTCGGGCGGCAGGGACGGATACTCTTCTTCTTCGGGTAGCGGCGGATTGAGAAACCAGTTGTCCGGCAACGTCGTGAACGTCGACGGCACGGTATAGCTGCCCGACGTAAGCGAGATCATCTTGCCTGCACAGTACTCGAGCACCTCATCGCGCGGGCCGAACGCAGCCTCTGTCTCGTCGACGCTTGGCGCTGGGTTGCAGTAATAGAGCGTGTCGCCCGAATGATCCTCCGGCTCTGCGTTCTGCGCTCGAATCGGCCACGGCAGACTGAGTGACTCGGCATAGAGACGACCGAGCGCCTCGCGTGCGTCTTGCGCTTCGCTCGCCGGAACAACTAGATACTCTCGCGCCATTTGGTCCCTTTGCTTTCTCAGGATGCGGTTGCGATAAACGACGGGTATTCACGCCGCAGACAGTTCCGGATCGCGATGTGCTGCTCCGGTGTTGGCGCTGGATTCACAACCAGGATGCGAAAGACATCCATGCGACCACCGATGCCTGCGAAGCTGCGCCCGACTGTAAACTGAGTAAGCGCATTCAACAGACCGGTCGGCGCATCGACATTCGCGTTCCACGGATTCGGGTGATGCGTCGAAGGCAACTGAAACCAACTAAGCTCGAGGTGCATCTTCGCGGCAGCAAACCGACCCATCATTTCCATGGGCCACGCGTAGTAAAACGAATTGTTCGGGCTGATGCTGGCAACGTAGTCCGTGCCATTCATCGACATCGAATAGCCGGTCGTTTTCCCCAAACGGATCTCAGTAGCAGCTGTTCCGTCTGCGCTGATCGAGATCAGTCCGAACGCCGGATGTGAGTATCCGCCCGTTTGCCACGTTCGTGTGACGACGTAGAGATACGGGGTGTCGCCGACATTCAACAACCCGGGCGCGATCGCGCCGTCGAAATAGGTTGTATTGGTGATGTTGGTAAACCGAACCGCAGGCTTGCCGTCGAACGTGAGCCCCGCAACCGGCAGTTGATGCGCCGGCTGATTGAGCAACGTGCCCTGTATGCCGTGATGTCCATACGAACTCTGATCGCGCCACTGCCCAATCTTTGTTCCGATCCCCAATGACACATAGCGACTGTCGAGATCGAGAATAAGTTTCGATCCGACGAGATCCAGCGGTCGCAGTGGCAGTGCGAGAGCCGGGCCGCGCGCACGCGCTAAGAATGCAGGTCTGCCCGGACGCATTAGGCTTCCACCATGATCGTTCTAGCCACATGAAACAGCGGAACACCCGCCACTACGAGGCACACATACGCCAGCATGGTGACGCGACCTGCCTCGGGTGCGACTGCGAGATCCGCGGTATCTGAGTCACGAGTGATGGTGTAGCCGGCCGGAGGCGTAATCGTGACGACACGAGAACCTACTTCGTCTTGCTTGACGATGATCAAGCCCTGTCGGCCAGCTGCTGCATTCAAAAAGGTAAAGGCGACCGGGCCCGTCAGAAGACCGATGCTGTGATCGTTCTTCGCGCCGATGTCGAGCGCGATCGCAGCTGCGTACGCAACCGTGATCGGTGTCTCGAGCACCGAGTCGACAGTCAGACGTCCGACCGTGGCTGCCTGCCCGGTTGCGAGCGTTGCTAGCTTGGTGACATTCGCGTCGTGCGCTGTCTTGTCTGCGGCACTCATCATGCCATTCGTTGCGCCGGTCGCAACCGGATGTCCGGTGCCAAGTGCAGCGTGAGTCGACACTGCTGTACTCGCTGCCGTATCCGCATACGCTTTTGTCGACGCATCGGTGCTTGCAGTCGGTGTTGCGAGCCCGGTGATCTTCCGAGCATTGACAGCGATGTCGCCAGCCGCGCCAGCGAGCGCCGTCAGCACTCGAGCGGCGCTCGTGACCTGAGCCCCGGTTTCGATCGCATCGAGCTTGGTGATCTGCGCAGCGGTCGCCATGCCTGTCGCGGACGCCGTTGCGACTGGATGGGTTGTGCCGCTCGCCGCGTGAGTTGCCAGAGCCGTGTTTGCAGCCGTAGCCGCAGACGCGATCGCTGCAGTGTCCCCGGTGTCGGCATAGGTCTTAGTTGCAGCGTCGGTGCCTGCAGTCGGTGTTCCGAGACCTGTGATCTTTCGCGCGTTGACCGCGATGTCGCCGGCAGCCAACGCGATCGCCGCAAGCACACGAGCCGCGCTCGTGACCTGAGCGCCATCCTCGATGGCCTCGAGCTTGGTGATCTGTGCAGCGGTCGCTACGCCGCTCGAAGATGCCGTCGCTGCGGGGTGAGCCGCGCCATTCGCAGCATGTGTTGCGAGTGCTGTCGTCGCACCCGTCGATGCAGTCGCGTCTCCGGCGTCAGCGTAGGCTTTCGTCGCCGCATCCGATCCCGTGCTTGGTGTTCCGAGACCGGTGATCTTTCGCGCGTTGACCGCGATGTCAGCGGCTGCGCCTGCTAGAGCTGCGAGCACTCGAGCGGCACTCGTGATCTGCGCGCCTTCTTCTACGCCGTCGAGCTTGGTGATCTGCTCAGCCGTAGCGAATCCGGCTTCTGCAGAGGTCGCAGCGCCGTGCGCTGCTCCGATCGAGCCGATATGACTCGTGAGCCCTGTCTGCGCGGTATTCGCTGTCGTCTGCGCAGTTGCAGCTGCGGTTCCAGCTGTGACTGCTGCGGCGTTCGCAGCCTCGGCTGCCGTGAGTACGGTTGCGGCTGCCGCTTGTGCGTTGTTGGCAGTCGTGAGAGCGGTCGCTGCATTGTTGAATGCAGTGCTGATGTCCGAGACCAACTGCGCAGCGAGGCCGTAGAAACCGCCTGCATAACGCAGTGTCGAATCCAACTTGAGACCGAGACGAATTCCCATGGTTGCTCCCTGTTCTCAGCCGACCGTGAGCGGCTCGTCGTCGCCGTCGTATACGAGCGGCTGATCATCGCCGTCGAAGAGCAAAGCATCCTCGGTGTCTTCGACGACACCGCTGCGGCCCTCGAGCGCTACCGAGAGCGAGGGCGAGATTCGCGGCGAGAGTGGCGGGCTCAGGAACATGCGCCGCGGTCCTGCCCGAACACCGTGATCGTGTTTGGCGCATCGCCGCCGCCGCCTGAGGGCTCCCAGCAAAATCGCATGTGCCCGGCGCCGGCAAACGAGAGCGTGACTGTGAACGCGCCGGAGGTCGCCGCGTCGAGTTGCACGAAGTTGCCGTGCTCGGGCAACGTGACATTGTCCATCAGCGTATGCAGGCAGCCGACAGGCAGAATGACTCGTGAGATCCCCTTCTCGCGCCGCGGGTCTGCAGTGATCTCGCCGTAGAAGTGCCCTGCGATCGTGGCCTCGCCGACTTCGATCTCAACCGACAACGTGATCGTCTGCCCCGGGCTGAACCACCGCCCGGGCTGAACTTCGTTGATGTCGACCGCATCTAGGTATCGGCCGTCCTCTGCGTTCGCAATGTTGCCCATATTTCTCCGTTCAGGCGATTCGATACATCACGATGTTCGAGTGCCGAGCTTCTTCACCGCCAAAGTTCGGCCACGCCGCACCGGCCACGTTGCCACCCGTTGCCTGAGAGAACTCGAGCGAGACGAGGTCGCCTGCATTGAGAGCCAACACCGCATGGAGCCTCGCAGCACCGTCGTCGTTGAAACCACTCTGGCTCGAGACTTGTTGAGCGAGAGTCACGCCGTCGCACCGCGCGCGCAGCGCGAACAATGCCGGTGTGGCCTGACTCACGTAGTACGTCACCATCAGGTCGAGCACGTACAAGCCCGTCGCCGGCACGATGAGAGTCGAGCCGTCGAGCACGATGCCTTCGGCTTCTTCGCCCTCGAGCGCCGAGAGCTTTTCCATGAGCCCTGCCCAACCACCGGACGCGTTGCTCATCGAGACTTGCAGCGATGCGTATGCTTTGAAGTACGTAGGCGCCAACGATCCGCCCGCGCCAGCCGGGGTGCGCGGCACTGCGTCGCTCCAGCCAAACGGCTGCCCTGCAGGAAAGCGATTGGTCGGCCAATTGCGCTCGCACCGATCGATGACTGCCGGATCGCTCGCGTTGAGTAGCGAGGCGTTCGGATCTGCTAGCTCGCCCGGCGCGGGCGGGATTACGCCGTTCGCATCCGGGATCCCAAAGATTCGGATCTGAGTCGACACGACCTGTCCGGGACCCGTGTGCGTCAGTCGGATCCGGATCGCGTTGCCGCCGCCGTTCGGTGCCGCTGCGGGTGTGAATTCCCAGGTGTGCCCGTCGCCCTCACTCGGGTGCAATGTCGCCGCACTCTGCTCGTCGTCGGCCCACAAGATTTCGAAGAGCGTCTCGCCGCCCGGCGTGAGGTCGACGAGGTACACAGTCGACTCGGCCATGCCCCAATTGCGCGCGACGCCCGGTGAGCCTTCGAAGCCCGCCTCGGACGCCTGATCGATTCGCATGAGAGCCATGCGGTCGAGGGTACGCCAAGCACTAGACCGGGATCGCGTATCGGACCACGCGTAGCGCATCCGCTGCGGCGCGGAGCGCCTCGGTCGCGACGGTCGGGTCTGGATCGAGGCCCGAGAATGCCGCGATCGGCGGCAGCCCCGCGAGCCCTCCGAGCGTGTTGATCAACTCGATGATCGGGTTGATCGAAGCGAACGCCGATTCGATGTTGCTCATCTGCATCGCGAGCGAGCCCTTCGAGCATGCAATCATGTCGAGCAGAGCCGGCGCCGACTGCGCAGCGAACTCGGCTTGCTGGATCTGCAAGGCGTACCGAGCGAGCGACGCAAGCTCGGATGCGGCCCCGTCGAGTGCTGCGATGAGCACGTCGATGAGCTGCACGATCATGAGCGGGACACTTAGCTGAGGAATCAGCTTGAGCAGAGCCTCCATCTTTTTGGCGAGGTCGACGAGGGCCTTGATCAGCTTCGCCGGATTCGGCGGCGGCCCGAGGCAGTCGACGATCGACTTGAGGCAGGCATGCACGCTCGTCACGACTTCGATGATGGTGAAGATCGGCCCGAGCGGAGCCATCGCGCTATTGGCTGCACCGAGTGCCGTGCGAGCGTACGAGAAGAGCGACGGCGGCAGATCGCCCGGCATCGCACACACCTCGAGCCCGCCCGGCAACGTCACGCAAAGCGGTTTCGGCATCTCGCCGATCGGGATGCAGTAAAGCGACTCGAGGTCGAGACTCATATCGGCTTCCCCGTCGGCAGCACGACTCGCCCGTTGATGACTACCTGCATCGCTTGAATGTTCACGACGCCCGTACTCTTGATCTGAACGCCGACGGTCCCGCTGATCGTCACGCCCTGCAGCACGCCGTCGATCTCGATCGCGTTGCCCGCAAACTTTCGATCGACGATCCGCACGCTCTCGTGCCCGGGCCGATCGTCGACGACGATGTTCCACCGCTTGGTTTCGAGGCCGGCCACTTGCACCGCCTCGTCGGCCGGCAGCTCGCTCGCGAAGCTCGGGCTCTGCGAGACGCCGTCCGGCGCACCCCAACCGCCGACGAAGTACCGAGGATGATCCGGATCGCCCTCGCGGAACATGATCGCGACGTTGGCGCCGATCGCCGGCACTTGCCACCAACCCGAATCCTCGGCACCGCCGCCCGTGCCGCCGATCGGCAGAGCCCAACCGCTGTAGGGCTCGAGTACGCCCGGCACGTTGGCCTTGATCCGCCCGAGCCGCAGCGGGTCGCGGTTGTCGTACACCGTGCCCTCGTACAGAGAGAAATGCGCATCCTCGTTGTCGATCACGGGTCTTCGCTTTCACCGGGCTTGAGCGGGCTCACGAGCGCCGCTCTGCGGGCCGCAGCCTCATCGGTCGAGCCCATGGGCCAAGCTGCCGGCCCGGGCTCTGCAGGGGGCGTCAGGGCGCTCGAATTGGGAGGTACGAATTGCTTGCTGCCGTCGGGATTGGTGACGGGCTCGAGAGCCTTCGGCGTGTTGCCGAGCGTCAGGATCGAGTTTCGGACCGTCGGTGTGCTCGGCCCCTTCTTGCCGACGATCGCAGGCCCGACTTGCACCGCGCTCGCGTTGCTCGCGTGCTTGCTCTTCGTCGTGTGCCCGCCCGAGCCGTCCGACACGCACTCGAGCGTCATCGTGTACGCGCCTCGGATCGAGTGCGTCACCGTTCGCACGTAGTAGTTCTGCGAGAGCCGCTTGCCTACGCCGCGCAACTCGATGATCGACTTGGCGTACACGTTCGGGTCGCCCTCGACCTCCATCGTGAGTTTCACAGCTCGGTGTTGTGCGTTGCGAAACGCAGCCGAGCCCGTGCGGGCCGCGCCTTCTTCGTCGTCATCCGTGCTCGTGATGATCTCGTGATGCGCGACTGACTTGTAGCCCGGGCGATTCTTCTCGGTGAGACCCGGCGCCTCGACCACCGCCGCGAGCACCGCCCGCTCCTTCTCGCTCGCCTGAGTCGCGAGCGTCAGAATCGAGTTGCGCTTGATCGGACTGTGACTCTTGACCGCGACCGAGCCGGCGCGCTTGGTGACATCGCTCTCGACCGTGATCGACTGGATCTCGGATCGGTCCGGATCGTCGAACCACGAAAAGCTACGTAGTGAGCGCTGCAGAAAGTTCCGCTCGTGAAAGTGAAACCCGTCGTGATCGATGTACCACTCGAAGCCCTCTTTGCTCGCCAGTCGTCGCAAGAGTTGCGCGTCGGTCTGCCGGGCTTGCGTGATGTGCTCACGCGCGCGCTTCGTGTCCTGAATGTGCAGCTGAGTCGGATCCTTGAATCCCCACTCGGCCGCGATCTGTCGTGCGACGTCGCTGCGACTCGAGCCCTCGAACGCACGGACCTTCGTCTCGACGTTTAGCTCGACCTCGCGCCCGAGCGCTTCGATCGTCAACTCTTTGAAGCCCGAGATTTTCCGGATCTGACAGATGCGCGTGATCGACATCGCCTCGGCGTAGCCCCAGCTCACATGAAGCTTGTTCCCATGACGCCAAATCGGATCGTCGAAGTGCGAGAGATCGTGGTTGTCGACGACGAGCGAGAGCTTGTCGGCCTTGTTCTCGCAGTCTTCGTACGACATCGAAATGATCGAGTCGCTCATGTCGACTCGCACCTTCGGCGAGCCCTCCGGTTCGATCGACACCTCGATGTTCGGTGCGTTTCTCATAGGCGGCTTTCGCGCCGCCTCTGCTCACCGAGTGCGTCGTGCAACACCGTCCGTAAGCTCGGCAAGATCAGCACCGATCCGGCAACGAGCGCGATCGTCGGGTCGTGAATCGGATTCGGTTGAAAGTCCGCGATCGCCCACCATAGGCCCGCCGCGCGATCGTGCGGCGCGAAGTGCTGCCCCGCGATCGACCAAATCGTTTCGCCTTGCTTGACGATGTGCGTCGCGTTGTCGGCAAGGTCGCGGTATCGGAACGGATCGCGATCGTCGAGAAACGCGCACCCGTCGGCATCGGTAAAGCCGTGGCAGAACGTGTGTCGACTGTGTTCGTAAACGGCCATCGATCAACCCTGGTACTCGCCGCCCGACGTCAACGCGACGTCTAGCATCGTAGCCGTGTTGACGAGATTCGCCGTGCGGGTCTTGCTTGGAGGTTGCAGCATGTACCGATCGGCCGCTGCAATGTATGGCGCCGCGACGTCCTCTTGACCAGCCGGGATCGCTTGAGGTGAAAACCACTTGCTGTAAATGTACGCGTCCTGCTTTGGGTTGCCCGGAGGCTTCGGCGCCGCTGCAGGCTTTGGGTTGATGACCGGCGCCGCGACGTCTGGTTTTTTCTCGAGCCCGCGCACGATCACGACGTCTGCGACTTGAGCGCTCGACAGAAAGCGCTCGCGAGCTTCTTCGAACACGACCGAGGCAGTCCATGCAACCGATCCGCCGTCGAGGCCGAAGCGCTCGTGCTTGATCTTGCAGCTCATCAGGTAGCAGCTGATCGAGAACACGGTCGGCCATGTCGCGACCAGACGAGGCGGACCGATTTGCCGCTGCCCGGCCGAGTGCCATGGATAGCACCAACTCAAGAGTTGGTGACGAGCCACAATCATCTCGGCGTATTCGTCTTCTGAAAACGCGCGCCAGCGCAGATCCATCGAGACGACGTAGTTTGCGGTGTTCCGGTAGTGCATTCGCTGATGCGACTGCCCGGGCGTCGAGAGCTTGTCGTATTCCGCGCCGATGCTCTCATCGAACGTCGTCGGATTCATCTGCGCTACGATCTCTTGATTCGATGTCTCGTTCCAAACCGAGAAGCGCTGCGGTATGGCGACGAGATTCGCCGCATACGTCGTGCGAGCGAGCGTGCGGTTGTCTTCGCGCGCGCTCATCGCTCACTCGCTACGTTGCTTGAGCTTGAACGCGCCATGTCCGAGCGAGCCGCGCTCGCGATGATCGCGCCGACCTTCTGCCCGTCCATGTTGACGACGAGTGGCATCTTCTGCAGAGCCTTAGCGACTGAGTTGCCGATCTGATCCGCGTTCTCTTTCGGATCCGGCGTCGCTGGCATGTTCGACTTGTAATAAAGCTCCGCCTCGGTCGCCGCCGTGATCTCGTCTGCCGGCGCCGCGTTCACTCGAGGATCGGGAGTCGTATTCGGATCCGCCATCCCGCGATACTTGACCGAGCCGTACGCGTCGGACTGCGCTTCTTTCTGCTCGACCGGATCTGCCGTGACCTCGATGCCGAGCCAACCCTTGATCACGTCGATGCCCTTACCGAGCACCTTCATCCAATCCATGAATGCATCGATGTAGAACGCGATCGCGTCGTAGAGACCGAGAAAGACCGTCTTGATCAGACTGAATGCGCCGGTCACGACGTGCGCGACGATGCTCGCGAAGAAGATGAAAAACGTGATCAGCATCATCACGCCACTGAGCAAGAACGACACGACTTTGCCGATCCCGCGGAACACATTCATCAGAAACGTACCGGGCCCGCTCGCAGTCGAGTCGAACGTCTCGCCCAAGCTCGAGAACGCGTCGAGTAGCACGTCGAATGCCGTCGACATCATGCCGAAGACAGGCGACATCATTTCCCACGCGCTACCGAATCCCTCTTTGAGGGCCTCCCAAAGCGGCACGACGAACCCGAGCACCTTGTTGAAGATGTTTTTGAGCACCTCGCCGCCGCCCGAGAACATGCCGACCATGCGATCCCAGACATCGCCCATCCCGCCGATGTTCTCTTGGATCGCGTAGACCACCGCAGCGATCGCAATGCCTGCGAGCACGAAAGGCCATGCTGCAACGAGTGCGGCGCCGAGTGCGATCGAGAAGCCCGAGAAGCCGATCGACAGCGCCATGAGACCGCCCGCAAAGATCGGGGCGATCGCAAACATGACGGACATTGCGCCTGCGACTACGAGCAGAGCGGATCCGCCGACGAGCAGCAACGCGCCCCACTTTTTGACCTCGGGGCTCAGGCTCTTTAGCAAGCCCTCGAGCCAATCGACGGCCATCGTGAGCCCGACGATCACCGGTTTGAAAAGGTCTTTGAACGGCTCGCCAATCTTGATCGCGATCGTGGCCAACGATCCCGCGAGTTGCTTCTCTGCGCCCTCGAACGTCGCAAGCATCTTGTTCGCAAAGATCTCGCCCGTACCGCCCATGTTGATCATGCGGTTGCGGTAATACTCGGTCACGTCTGCGCCCTTGCGCATCACGCCGTCGACGCCCTCTTTGCCCGTCTCGAGCTGACTGATCACCGCGTTGACAGCCTTCAACGCATCCTCTCCGAAAGCTTTTTTCAAGAAGCCCGCTTTGCCTTGCTCCGTCATCTTTCCGAGAGCGGGCTGCAGGTCGTTCATGATGTCGAGAAAGCTTCGAAACTTGCCGCTCGAGTCCGCGACCTCGACGCCTTGCTTGTGCATCATCTTCGCGACCTCGGGATCGGCGAGGCGCAAGAATGCCGAGCTGACAGCGGTCGCAGAGACCTCGGCTCCGCCGATGACGTTCTTGACCATGCCGAATGTGATCATCGACTCGGTCATGTTCTGATTCATCGCGATCGAGCCGCTCGCGATTCGACCGAGTGCGATCGGCAGATCCTTCGCACCCATCGCGAAGTCCATGCCCGCGCCAAGCATCTGATCGACCATGATGCCGGCGTCTTTGGTCTCGATCGAAAACGCCTTCATCGCCTGCGAGACGACGCCCGCCGACTCTTGCGGGTTGAGGTCGCCAAGCGAACCGGCTGCGAGTAGCAGCACGGGATCGAGCAACTCGATCGACGTCTTCGCATCGAAGCCGGCTTGCGCCAGCTCGTTGAGACCGAGCATCGCCTCGGTCGGCGCGAAGCCGCGCGACTTGCTCAACCGGATCGCCGCGTCCTCGAGCTGGATCAGCTCGGCCGCGGTTGCATTGGCCACCGCGCCGACTTGAGCCGTCGCCGTCTCGAACTTCGCAGCCGCGCCGGCAAGCGAGAATGCAGCGGCGAGACCGCCGGCGCCGATCGCCATGGCTGCGAGACCGCCGCTCAGCTTGGCGACCATCTGATCGATGTTGCCGATCGAGTGGCCCGACTGTTCCTCGAGCCCCTTGAGGTTGGCTCCAAGCTTCTTCATCGTGCCGGACGCCATGTCCTGCGCGTTGAAAAGAAAGCCGAGCCCGAGGTTGTTGAGCGCCACGGGTTGAGGCTACCCGGGGTTGTAACCCCGGGGCCACATCTCACCTCTTACCCGCTCGCTTGAGGGCCTCGCCCTCTTTCGTACGTCGTGCACGCTGCGCCGTGAACAGCCAAAAGATCTCGTCGACGTCGAGGTCGTTGACCTCTGCGAATGACATCCCAAGCCCCGATCCGCCGTGCTGCGTCCACATCAACTCGAATCGGATTTCTTGCCAGCTGAGAGGCCGCGTCTCGCCGCCGTCGTCGTCGGGCGTTTCGAGCGACGGCAGCACTGCAGCAAGGATCTCTAGGTCGTTGTAGTCACCGGTCGAAAGAACGTCGCGTCCAAAGGGAGCTCCGTGGAAGTGACCTCCGAGCACTTGTCGCAAACGATGTCGATCGTCGTCTCGATGCCGCAGTCAGCTAGATCCATCGCGCGACTGAGACGATGCACCTCGCCGAGATCTAGCTCACCGAGAAACGTGACGATGTCGGGCTCGCCCTCGACCTCGACGATGCGCATCGCGAGCCCGAGAAGTATCTGCCCCTGCCCGCTCGACTCCGATGAACCCGACTCGCGCTGTTGCCGCTTCGCAGAAGCAGCGACTTGTTCACGCTTGCGAAACGCACGGACCTGATCCTCGCCCGTCGTCAGATGAAACGTCACGAGCTTCTCGCCGACGATCGTCTCGAACCGGTTGCCCGCGAGATACGTCGCTCGCGACTCGGCCGAGAGCCGCTTCATCGGCAAGTCGAGCATGTCGACCTCCCAATCGATCCAGGCTCGGCAATCCTCGTTCGAGCACCGAGCGCGAAACGCGTAGAGAGTGCCAGACGTGGCCACGCGTACCCCGATCAGAGCGCGCACTCGGTCGCCGACGAGAGCGTTAGCCCAACGCCAGCCGCCCTCCTTGCTGTAGGGCCCGTGGTCGATCACCTCGAGCGTGCACTCGTCGAGTAGGCGACTAAAGGCCTCTCCGGTCTGCACACGGCGCTTGTCGCGCAACCCGTCTAGGTCTTTGCCCTTGATCCCGCGAAGCCGTACGCGAAGCCCAGAGGGGCACTCTAGCTCGATCTCTTTGCTCATTCGAATCGTCCTTGTCGGGCCCGGTGCGAGCCTCAACGCAGTTGATTGGCTCGAGGCTCACCAATTGTCTTTGGCGGCCGTGCCTTCTACGAGACTCATCTGCACTGTGTTGCAGAAAGCCAACAAGCGAATCGCGTGCTCGCGTGTGAATCGGTCGGGCATGTTCGCTTCAATCGCGCCAGCGAGCGAGCGCTCGAACTGCCCGATCAGCATCATGAGCCGCTCCGTGCTCTCGCTCGGCTTGCTCGGTTTGGTCATGTGCACCAAAAACTGCAGCCGAGGGTGATCACTAAGAGTGCGAGCAAGCCGAGTGCGATAACACAGCCGCCGCTTTCGATCGGGGCGTCGTTAGCGTCGTGATTCACTAAAAGAGCCACTGATACAGAGCGCCGCCCGCAACGCCAGCGAGAAAGCCGAGCCCGAGCTGCAGAACGAATGCAGCCCAGCTCAATCGCACACCGACGACGAGCGGCTCGTTGCGGGCCATGGCTTAGCGGTTGTTTTTCTTGAGCAGAAACCAGTCGAGCGAGAGAACGATCTGTTCCATCGCAAACTCGTCGCTGTTGTTGTCCCACGCGCCGCCGACGTACGAGACGGGCCAGAGCCCCGCGAGCTGCCATCGGCGCATCACGGCATTGTCTCGGTCGTATTGAACGATCGAGCCCTGTCGCTTGAACATCGGACTGCGCAGACCACCGTTCACGACCGCATTCGCCGTCATCTGAAACCATGTGTAGAGATCGACGTCCTTCGTCACCGCTCGCTCGAGAGTGATGTCGCTGATCGTCAGACGCCCGGGTTGCTTGTCGGGCGTGATCGCGCCGCCTTCGAAGTATTCGATCTTGGCGATCTCAGCTTTCAGCTCGCTGCAGCTCTGAAAGGCAGCACTGCCGAGACCGTCGATCTCGATCTGGAATTTGAACTTCGTATGGAAGTGACGGGGTTGTCCGATGATGCTCATGCGCTGTCTTCCCTATCAGCCGGCAGCGGCAGCAATCTCTTCGTCGATGGCACGCGTGTCCTGAGCAAACGAGAGGATCACAAACCGAGCCGGCTTCTGCGTTGCGAGCCCGACTCGCACATTCACCTTGCCCGCAAACTGCTCGCTCGGCGGGTTGATGGCATCGCCGACGTCGACGAAAAAGGCTTTCGCCGGATCCTTCGATCGAAACGCACCGAGTCGCATCTGCACGAGCAGAAACGCTTCGATCGTGCGATCCAACTCGTCGCGCAACGACTCGTCGTTGTTGCGCAGCCGAGTGAACTGAGTGCCGTCCTTGAGCGCTCGTTCGATGTAGCTCACGCCGCGACGCTCCGCGATGGTCGGAAACGAGCCGCTCGACTTCAGCGTGAGCACGTCATCGACCGCAATCGGCTGCCCGCGCAACCGAGTGATCGGATTGATGAGCATCGGCACGATGAGGTCGCGCACTTCTTCGTCCATCACCTGATC